ACCACCGCTGCGGCCTCACGGCCGTGGTTGGGAGCCAGTTAACTGGATACAGAAATTGGTCTCGAGTTCCCGAATGAGCCTAATTGGGAACATGCTCCTCAGCGAGGGAGCACTTAACACCACAGAGCAGAACTCCGTGATGCTTGTCTTACGACGCCTCTAGTGTTTGTGCCGGGGGGCACAGGCAGTTGAGGTCGAGGAGAGCGTCCGGAGCCTGAGCTCCAATCGCTTGTTGTTGGGCCGGACGTGGACCTGACTACTTCCGGGACGCGGAGCTTCTCGAAAGGGGGGAACCGCCAATTGCTCTCGGACCCATAGACCCTGCCACCTGAGCAGCCAGCGCTGCAGTCGGATGGCTTCGGAGGGCCAGCTGCACCGCAGCCGCCGCTCCAGTCTTGATCATCGAAGAGATGGTCGAAGTGCTCGGACCGTAGTCCTTCCAGGCACTCTTGACACGATTCCACGTGTCGGACAACCACTTCCCCGAGTGGGGAGAATTGGACTTGTTGTTGAAGATTGCGCTCTGCACAATCGCGCCGGCCGTCCCAGAGGGACCGGGGTCGGCATCGGAGGACGTCTCACCCTCCAGGTTTCCTGTGGCCTCCCAGTAGCAGATGATCTCTGTTTGGAAGTTCTGTGGGGACCCAGCGGTCGCCACGCAGAAGAGGCCGAAGTAGCCCGGATCGAGCAGGTTTGAGGCGGGAGCTTGCCACTCAAGCTCGGTGTCCTTCACCGGGCCTCCACCATTACAGCGGAAGTCCAGATCACCGGATCCGAAGCCCTTTCGGGCCGCTTGGGGCAACACGTCAGTGTCGCCGATCGCCGTGCCCACCAGATCGATGTGATTGGTGTTCACAACGCCGACGATCATACCGCCTCGTGAGAGGCCGGGAGTGGCGCAGATTGTTTTGGTACCGAAGGCCACCAGACGCACCCGAGGATCCGTCCCAGACGGGACCATCGAGAAGGGGGAGCGCGCGCTGAACGTCGCGGTCTGACCAGCCGCCGCCGCGTTGCTAAACGTGGTGGAGGTGTTGGCCGAATTTCCGCTCAGCGTGGCTGCACCACACGTCTGGCCCGATGTCCACGACCGTCCAGGTCGAAACAACAGGTAGCCAGCGCCACCGGTGCCCGTGTACCAGGGCACGATGCACCTCGTCGTGAACTTGAGCGAGGGCAGCGGTAGCAGGGTTGCAGGAAGGCAAACTTCCTTCGAGGAGACCGGCCCAAAAGGGTCGATGAGGGCTTCAGCGTAAAGCTGGGAGCAAGGGTGCACAGACATACGAAGTATGGGATACCTGTCGTATACAGGGACTGTACATCACTCACAACCAAGCGGCCCACCCGTGCAGTCTCTAGGCATTCCGGGACGATCGTAAGAGGAGCAGAAGAGGAGAGAGGTTGGAAGTCAGTGGCCCCGTTAGGGGAACTTGGGGAGTTTATAATAAAGGAAGGGTCGGCGCCTATCGGCGCCGTCACCGCGGTTTGGTCCGATATCAGGACCGCCCTCCCAGTACTGGTAGTATACAAAGCCTGACCCCACCGGGATCAGGAACCACCCACACACACCACATGTTCATTACACCACCACCAAATTCCAACATCATCCTCCGCATTCCCCCAGGACCATCCCTTAGCGCATACGCTTTGGGTGGTTTACAGTGAATGACCCCATCTGCCAACTAGTGCCCCGTGTGCGGGCAGTAGTCATTCAGGTCCATGGTCACGGAGGCGCAACACACACACTCACACTTCCACGACGGCTCCCGCCATCGGTACTGTTTGCGAGTCCAACCAGATTCAAGGGAACGAATCTGGCCGGCCGGGCGGCAGTGGGCCCGGGGTTTGCGCCTCTCCAGGGCGCGATTCTCAATCAGGAATCTCCGATCGTCAAGGATGACGGGTCCGAGGAAATCCAGAGTCGTCACCGCTTCGAGCTCTAACTCGGGACAACTTGTGTCGTCCGAGAGGAAGTGCCCACCGCAGGTCCAAACCCAGAGTGCGTGGTCGCGCTGGCGCTCTTCGACACGGAAGCGGTACCCCACTGGACAAGGGATCCCACAACCGCCAAGCACCTCCGGCACAAACAAATTCCGCCACTCGACCTCCTTACGAAGATCGGCCACGAAACGCCTGTTCCCTAGGGTCTGAACCAGACTCCAGGCCGGGCGCAGAGAGGCTTCCAGCCCCCTACGCAACGCATCCACACATTTTCCATCGATCACCACATCATCCCCTTCCCTTCCCACGGTCTTCTCCGAACATCTCCCTAGCAGGGAGGCAATCGGATAGTATGTGCACACCTTCATCTCCCTTTTATCGCGTACCTCGCTTGCCATCCGCAGACGGGGAGGGATAACGTCCCAAAAGCCAACACTGTTCATGTTGGCATAGAGGGAAGAAGAGTAGGCCTTGCCCACACTATAGGACAGACCGCAGGACGCGGAAATCCGCTCATGGATCACGCGCCACTCCAGTGGTCGGTGTACGAGCGCGTCGTCTCCGTTGATCAGCGCACGTGCTGAGACTTCTGTGATCTGCTCGGGCGTCCAGCCCAAGCCCCCGAAGTATTCAGCATCTGCAGCCAGGATGGTGCCGTAGTTGACGAGACACAAGATTGGGAAGCTGGTGGGTGACCCCATCAACTGTCCGTTCTCCTGATCAACATCCGGCAGCGATACTCCATACCGTCTCTCAAGACAGGTGTAGCCGACGGTGTGCGGTCTCAGAGTCTGGCGGATGATGTCTCGAATTGGGAGAACACCACACGCGGTCGTCAAGACCTTCATCACCTTCCTCGAAAGACTCACCGACAGCTTGTCCGTTGCTGCCGAGTAATCGATCGAGTGCCACACCCA